AAGACATCAACGTCTTGTAAACATTCTTTCCAAATCCCCATAGACGAACTCCTTTGTCTTCTTCCCCTCTAACTACTACAGGAGCAAAGATACGCATCTTAGGATTCAACTTACCTGCTAACGACCAGTTATCACGGTCATCTGTTTTCTTCAACTCATTTACAAAGTCTACTACAGGATCTTGCATACCAAAGTTTGATAATGCAATCATTGGATACTTACCTACTCCATAGTGGAAATACAGCTCACGGAATGGAAAGTCTGGATTGTAGAAAGAAGGTACAATACGAATTTGTGATTTACCTTGTGGTGGTTTCCAGAAGGTTGCCTCGTAGTCAATCTTTTCTCGTTGTTGGCCGGAAGTGTTCATAGAGTCCAGCTTAGCTCTAATTGCGGATAAATCCATACAAAACTAATTTTTAAAGTGAAACTTATTGTATATAACTTAATATAAGAACTATTGGTTAGAAATCCAACTTAAAGTTCTATAATTTTAAATAATTTTGTGTTTACTCTTTTCAAGTCACTTCCTCTTGTTAGAAGAATACAGTTCCTGAAATCATTCCAGTCTACCTTGTAACTTGAGTCCGCTACACCTCCATTTAGTTCTTTGATCAAAGTGTTCAATGCGTTGATAGTGTAGAGAGTGTTTGAGTCTTTTTTTCTATGTACCAAGATAGTATTATCTAAGAAGTTAGATACATTACCAAAATCTACATTGTAGGTACAGATGTACTCATCACTACTCTTGGAATAAAGTACAAATATCTTATTGTAAAGTATTTGGTACTTACTCTGAATAGTCTCTAAAGTAGAATCTAACTCCTCCTCAGTGGAAAAAGTACAGAATAGTTTATTACTCATATTATTGTTGGAATCGAAAAAATCGAAGTCGTAATCAAAACTTGGTTGTATCATTATAACTCTTTTTATAAATAGAACTTATTTTACATAACTAAATTATCACTGTATCTGAACTTTACAGGGTACTTCCCACCTTCTGAGAGTATCTCTTCTAAATCAGATAAAGTATCTTTACCATCTTGTTTACTAAAGTCAAATAGAATAGAATCATAAGTGTATAAACTCACTTTAGTTTCTTTGTTCTGTAAGTACTTTAGTACTTTATACAAGATAGTGATATTTCTTGAGGTTTCCAAACTTTGCATCAAGTAATTCATAAGTTTCTGAGGATGCATATCCTTGAGTTTCTTAGTCAACTTTCTTCCAGAGACAGGATCTTCAATAAATCCTTCTAAATTGTAAAGTTTCCATAACTCATCAATAAACTTACCTATCTTTGAAAACAAAGGTATGTGTTTGTACTTATCTGGTATCTTTCCATACACTATCTGGAAGGTAATCTGTTTACCTTCATTGTATTGTTCTTCAGTTACCAGTTCAGTGTTGAAATAAATCTTGGCTAAATCAGTGTGGGCAGACTTACCTTTGATAGGTTCACCTACTAACTCAGATAACAACCTAATATGGTAACCATCAAAGTCAAACTCTACAAAAATATCCTTAGAAGGTATGATAGTTGTTCTATGATCACCTTTTTTAGGTATGGCTGCAAAGTTTACACTGTTGAAAGCGTTTGTTGGTCTGGAGGTTACATTGTAAGGGTTGTAGTAAGTGAATATCTTACTTCCTTCCATAGAGTATTCAGGTACATTGGGTTTAAATAACTCAATAAACCTATCTCTATCAGTATTCAACCCAGATTGTTCCATTAGATAGTAAACTGAGGTGGAGATGTTGTTGTAGAACTTCCAGGGTTTAGTATCTATGACTTCTTCTGACCTTCTGATAACATCTTTTACACTTCTGTAGTTTCTTTCACTTCTTTCATGGAGTTTAGACAAAGGAATGATACTATTCAGGTCCTTTCTACCATAATACCTGTTGTAGTACCAGTTTATTGTGGAAGGTGGGTCAGGTAACTCTAATATCTCATAATCTAACATAGAATAGACTAACTTTAGATCTACTACATTGTCTAAATGAAAGTGATAGAGGAGGTTTTTCTTATCAACTACATACTTGGTAGTAAAAGTAGAGAGAACCTCTCTAACCTTCTCTTTAGTTAGATTTAAACCCTCTGAGTGTTGTATTGGAAGAATAAATCCACTATCTTTAGATAAAGGTCTCACATACACACATACTGTGTTTGAAAGTGTGGGATGTGACTGGTCGTTAGATTGTATTATATCCAAGAAGACCTCTCCTCCTATGGAAGATACCTTTTCTACTTGACTATCTGATTCACAAATCCAGAACATAACCTTTTATAACCTATTTGATGATAAGATAAGAACATTTAGTTCTTCTACCAACTTTTATCTGATAAATTCTCCAGGACTCCTTACATAAGAACTCAGTCCAGGGAATAACCTGTCAGTCTTCCTAATCTCATCCCTGTTCTTGACAAGGTTACTAAGATCCCATCTTATCTTTACAATCAGATAGTTAGGGTAGTAGTACTTCGAAGTTGATCTCTCCATGTTATCGAAAACATCAGAAGAGACTTCCTGAATCCTTCCATTGTTCTTATTCCTAACATAATACCTGTAGGTGAATCCTTTTTCATAATCGGATTCACTAATAACAGGATAGTGAGTCCTAATCGGATAAGTAGATTTTAGTTCAAAAGTATGTTCGTTTGGTTTTATTAAATCGTAATCCTCTACTACAGGTGAGAAAGGAATATTATCAAAACTCCTGTTAGGTGAAACCTCTCTAACGTGTTCCGGGTACTTCTTTAACTCCTTAGAAGTAGGTGAGGGGTGTGGTTCAGTGTAATACCTTCCACTGTAAGTCTCAAAATATTGACCCACATACTCAGTTTGAGTTCCTTTAAGAGTATACTCTTTACCAGGTGTGGTTAGGTCTCCTTTGTATTTGAATTTAGGTAAGTACATAATATCTATTAAGACTGTCCACTTGGATTAAAGGTAATATGGAAATGATTTCCAGTAGTATGTTCAACGTGATTTGCATATTCATCTTTAAATCCTAAGAAGTTATCTGCATTGTCTAACGTTCTAATGAAATCGGATACTTCTTTTGAATTACCATCTTTTACTATGAAGTCAATTGCAAGTCCTGAGTTGTGAGCACTGCCAGGACTAGCACTATGGTGATAGTGATCTTTTCCTGCTGTTACTTCTACCCCCATATCGGGATACTTCTCTTTTATCTTTTCAAATACTTCAATAGCTTTCTTTGCTAATCCAGGATGAATATCTCCACCACTGGAAAGCTCTCCCTGTAAGTAACCAGTTACCTTTCTACTGTCTTCTTTTCCTCCTACAAAAGATCTTTCTGTGTATCCTAACTTAATTAAAGCTTCTCTTACTTTATCAGCATTTGGAGATGCACCGTTGTACATAGGATGATCTACTTTCGTATCTGACGGTAAAGGAGTCATCCTAAGTGTTCCAGCAGATGCTGCTCCCGGTACAGACGGCATATTGTAGATCTGGGATTTTACTTCTACTACCCATCCACTTGAATCTATTTTGTGAGTTAGACCCGTAATAAGGAATCCAAATCTACCGTCACCTATGTAACTCTGTGGTAGAATAGCTTCATTTATTCTAAATCCATCCATTACCTGTAGTCCTGATATTCCATCTAACTCTAAACTAAGTTCGAACGGTAAGATACCTCCATATCTTCTTTCTTCAGGTTCTAAAGTTTTCTCTTCACTACAGAGCACTACGTACTGGGAGGTTACATCAGGAAGGTCTACCTGTTGATATATGTACTCACCTTCACCGTATGCATGTCTTAGAAAGTTAAAGGCTGTAGCTAACTTAGATAGTAGTTGTTTTCTCTTCTCTTTTTTTGTTGAAGATATCCTTTCTAAATCTCGGGGTAGTTTCTTTTCTACAATGTATCTATCTTTTAGATTTTTATTGAACCTCTCAAATAAAGTTCCTTCAATACCTCCTGAGGAGGGATCAGATTGGGCAGAGATTGCTATCTGAGTTGAAATACCTGGACTGAGTTTTGAGTTCATTGTTACATTTCTCAGGATAGTATCTCTACCTATTAGTTTTAGAACAAGGTGATTAACTTGTGCATCTCCTACTAACTTCCGATCTACTACGTGGAAAGTAAAATTATCTTCATCGTACTGGAGATTAAATTCGTTGATCTTTCCTGTAGCGGTGGAAAGGTTTTCTAGGATCTCCGTTACTAGGTCATAGGATTTTAGTTCACCAGTACGTAAGTTCTTTCCTAATAACCCTCTTATGTAATCTAACTCTACAAAAATATCTAAAATATCTCCTCTCTTGATATCGGAAGATGCATAACTGTCAGGTAGAATAAACTTATCTAACTGAACAGATGCATGAATGTTTTCTAAGGTTTTGTAACTATGTGGTTCATTTTTGTAGGTGTGGAATTGAAATAAAGGTTCATTTCCAGAGACTGGAATGAAGGTATTTAGAATATCTAAGAGAGTTCCTAACTGTATGTAATGGTAGTACTTGTTTGTTGTACTTTTTCCTAAGATTCTCCTAACAGCAGTTGCCCTGTAGTCGCTGTCAATGTGAGGGGAGTAATCTATTTCTACAATATCATAAGGAATCTCTTGATAAACTCTAGACTTTTCAGGTTCATCTACATTCCTATCTATCCTTTTATCTATTTGTCTTTCTATCAAATATAAAATAAGATGAATCTGAGAGGTAAAGTACGGAAGAAACTCTAGTAGGAAATCTTCAAGCGTACTGTTGATAACAGGAAAGTCTTCCGGTATGTAAAATTTACCTTCTGTATCAGTAAATTCTAGAATTACTTCTTCAACGTATTCAAACCTGTAAGTGAATTCCCATATAACCCTTTCAAGTGTACCTACCTCCCCAGTCCAAGTGCTCTGGAAATTAAGCAGTCTTGGAGGTTCTGCTTCATCTAAAACAAGTTTGTAAGTAGCTGCAGTTACTTTGTTATCTGCATTTTTGAAATTTATGAATATTGAACTATCATTATAGATATTGTAAGCAGGATCCTTTTTATAATCTAGCGCTATGTCAGAGTCTATTTGCCTAGGTCCACTTCTTACTATTAGTCCTGTAGGTGTTTTTACGTATGTCTCATAGTAATTGTAACTGTAACCTGATTGTTCTGTTTCTTCCCAATCATACCATTGTAGCTTGCCGTTTTCATCTCTTGGGAAGAGTTCTAATACTCTGGAGATTACAGGACCTGGATCTTCGTACTCTGAAAAAGGTTTGATCGCTGATACAGCCGTTCGGAATCCACTATCTTCCTCCCAGGACGTTAGGAATAATCCAGCTTCAGGTTTCTTTTGCTTCATTGCTACAACTACTAGCTCTCTTACTGCATCTAGGTATATTTGTTCTTCGGGAGAGATTACTGTTTCTGTTTCTTCGTCTTCTACTGGAAATTCTTCAGGTGCACTTAAAGGTTCGAGATCTGAATACTTTCTAAAATCTACACTTGTTATTCCAGAGTCGATAGCTAAAGACTCAATCACTGTACCGATAGATACGACATCTACTGTACAGCTATATCCTCCATCCGGTCTCAAAGTCCAGCTAAAGTTCTTTATTAGTCCATACATCCCGTCATAACTGTACCCGTACTTCTCTCTCAACCTAGCAATAGCTTTGTAAATGGTTTGCTTTCTTTCGTTGTTTGCGTCATCTGTGTCTCCTAATTGAGAGGTAGCAATGTTTCCTTCTAAAAAAGAAGTAGAAAGTAAATCAGGGATTTCATAAACTCCGTTATCACCTTCATCATTACTTAGGTAGACAGAGTGTCCCCATTCCAGTAAGGCAGAGTATCCAGGTCTCATAAATAACTCTTCGTATCTATCTAACTGTTCTAAGGTGTGTACCTCAAACTGTACAGTAGCAGTTCTCAAACTACCGTACCTGTTATGAGTGTTTAGAGTCATTCCTACAATACCTGCTGCAGGTCTTAATCCGAAGTCTTCTTTACTTCCTACAGACTTATGTCCTCCTCCAGTTTGATACCCATGGAATAAGTCATCTTTACTGTAGTGAAGTCCATTTGAGAGGACATGTTCGTTAGCAGATGCTGCTGAACCGTCAACATCAATACCGGAGGTTAGTCTGATAAAAGGTGTTTTTCTATTAAAGAAGTTGAAAGCGTTGACTTGATCTTCTTCTGCGAATAACCTATCCTTAGATTGGATAAGGTTTTGACGCTTTTTTACTTGAGCAGCAACTGTAGGTTCTATTCCTCTTCCTGGTAACAATCCTCTACGGGCTTTAGGATCAGTACCTGCAGACCTCCTTATATAGGAAGGTACCTTGAGAGGTCTATCAGCTTTCGGGGGTGCCTTCGATGGCATCATTGTATCCATAACCTATCTATCTATTGTTGTTCTCTACAGTCATTTTATTTAAAACCTTCCCTAAGGGTAAAGGTATCCTGATCTGATAACCAGGTTCGATATTCAAGCTGTCTCTCCTAACATGAGGGTTTGCAGTAGATAGAATGTACCAGTACTGTTCACTACCGTAATACTGCTTAGCTAAAATATCAAATCTATCTCCTACAGTAGAAATAACATAATAGTCCTCTACAGATTCTGGTGGTGCTACATAAACTGTAGTACCTAACCCAGAAACTCTATCTCTGACTATCTTAGATGTATTCTCATACCTATTCTTCATTAGACTCTTTCTTTAGTGATCCTTCTTGTGCTACGAAATACATCAACTGAGTATTATTGAGTTTTTCCTTAGTAGTACGAGAAGGCATGTAAGTGTGTATTACGTTGAAGGATAAACCTAAAGTAATAACCTGAGGTAATATCAGATCTCTATCTCCATTTTTCAATCTATTTTCACCATCATTCTCAGTAGTACCGGACCAAGGCACTGCTTGTTCTATAGCATGTGTAAGGGAAGTCATTATTCCGAATCCTTTGAAATAATCTCCTACTCTTAGTTTCATTATGGTCCCTTGATTTAGTCCTAAAACATCAGTGTACTTTCCATACATGTTAGACATTAGGATGTCTACCTTCTGATAAACTCTCTTGGTGTCAATACTACTGAAGATAGGAATCTGTAAAGTAAATCCTAACGTTCTGGTTGTACTATCATAAATGTAAAGAGGTTCGTTTCTACCTACGTAACTTATAGTGTTCCAGTTTGCACTGAAACTGTCATTGATGCCATTAACAAATCCTCTGAATGCTAAAGTAGAGTGAGAGTCGTCAGCTACTGAGAGTACTACCGGTAGAGTATCCTTGTTTACTAAGTTCTGCAAATCACTGTCCGTAGCGTTTGTACCGTCTTCAATCAGTACAGAAGTAGGGTCCATGTGAAAAGCATCTTCTTCCTGCCTGATTGCTACTGGTCCTGTTCTCTTTTTCTTCTCATCCTTGGCTTTAAGTTCACCTAGGATAGTAGCACGTTGTACGTTAACTTGACCTCCAAACTTAGCTTGTACTGCTGCGTTATCTTGAGCAGTGAAATAAGGACGCTTCCCTTGACGGTGTCCATATTCATTAAATAGGAAATGTGTTCCTGTTCCATTTACTGCAACCTGTGACAGTAGTGAAGCTGTTACTGAGGATACGTCTACTGCTGTATCAATAGCAGTCTTGGCTATTGATTCTCTATCTTCACCATTGAAGTTAGAGGCTCTTAGTAAAGCTTGATTAGCTAAAAACTTTGCTCCTTGGTAAGAAGTAAGTAACTTAGACATTCTAAGAAAATCATCTGCTCTTGCATTGACCTGTAGACTTGCATCTCTTCCTATTTTACTGAATAAAGACATTCTTATTGAGTTTTGTAGTTGGTTCCTAAAGTCAATCCCATACCTACTTTATTACTATCTAGATAGATGGTGGCTTGTTGCTGGGCTTGTTCTTGTAACATCTTCTGATAGTCGTCTGCTCTCTTCTGTTCTGCTTCAGCTCTCTCTCTTTCTACTTTTTCCATATGACCGGTAACTGCTCCTGCAAGAAAACCTACTGTTCCGCCAATAGCCATTCCCATCGGTCCAAACATTGCACCCATCATAACTCCTTGAGCACCCATTGATACTCCTTTTCCTGCTGCGTCCATACCAGCTTTTTGCATTGCACTACCTGCCATAGATCCTGCTATCCCTATTCCAGCTCCTAATGCCATTCCACCTCCAGTTGCTTTGAATCTCCTACCTGGACTAAAAATCCCTCCTGACTTGGTAGGTTTTATATCTGTAATATCTTTAGTGGTTCCTCCGTTTGCTCCTCCTGCTGTTGCTGATTTAGTGTAAAGAGGTAGCGATGGATGGAGTCCTCTAAAACCTTTGAAC